TACATAGAAAATAAATTATGTATGCACAAAAATTGATATTTATAAATTGGTTTTAAACATTGTTATCAGTGTTTTAAATCATTATAAAATATAAAAAAATAATATTAAAAAGGAGATAAAGATTATGGCAAAATATTTTCTAGGTTCTGTTGGAAAGGCAGAGGCTTTTAAAAGAGATGACAATGGAAATTTAGTTCTTGCTTTCGTTTCTAATACTTTAACAGATTCAGGACTAAACATTTCTACAACAAAGGATGACATCCGTGCTGGTCAAGGAGCTCCTATCCAATTCTCTTTCTATCATGATCCATCTGTAGAGATTACTCTAACAGACGTTCTTTGGAAAAAAGAGTATGTAGAGGCTCAATTAGGAGCAATGTTCGAGGATGTTGATGGAGAGGACTATACAACTAAGACAATTAAATGTACTACTGCAGGTACTATTGTACTTCCTACTGATGCTATCGAGTTACCAGGAGTAGTTTGTGGAGACGGAAAGGCTCTAGTTGCTTGGGCTACTGAGGCAGGAAAGGACAACTGGAAGTCATATGAGATCAATGATGATAAGAAGACAATCGAGAGCGCTGATTTTGCAGCTAATAAGGGGTACTGTGTACGTTATTTAACAGCAAACCAAAACGCAAAGGTTGCAGAGATTACTTCTCTAATCGTTCCTCAAGAGTTATTCTTAATTATTACAGCTCCTATTTTCGCTGGAGATGCTTGTGCAGCTTCTAAGGGAAAGGCAGCTGGACATATTACATTTGAGGTTCCTAGATTCCAATTAAATGGATCTCAAGACTTCTCAATGAATATGAGTTCAAATCAAACTATGTCTTTAGCTGGTATCGCAGCAGCTATCGATTCTGCAGATTGCGAGGCTCAAGGATCTAAGTTACTTCGTATCATCGAGGTTATTGATACTGAGGATTACAAAAAGGACATCGCTAGTCTAGTAGTAGACGAGGATTGCCTAACTGTAGGATCTACTCCAGTTGTTTACGGAGTTAAGACAAATGGTAAGCTTGTTAAGTTAGATAACACAGAGTTAACATTTGATCCAGCACTTACAGATGGTGAATTCTCAGCTGCAGCAGAGACTACTATTACTCTAACTGGAACAGAAGTTACAGACACAGTGACAGTAGCTTAATAGAGGTAATAAATCTATTAAATTATGGGATGCAAATTTCTAATAAATAAGAATGGTAAGTTCATTTGTAAGTTAACAAAACAACCTTGCCCTTATGTAAGATATTGTACCCAAGGGGCATGTTATGTTTTTGATAAGTTACAAAAATGTTCTGCCTTTAAAAAAGAAAAATAAACAGAAAGGAAACGCTTAGAGAAAAAACTCTAAGCGTTTTTTTACCTGTTATATAAAAGGTGATAAAATGACAGATGAGTTATTTAAAATAATTTTAACTGCTATCGGTGTTATAGTAAGTAGCATAGCATCTTGGGTAGCTACTGCAATTATAAAATGGTTCAATTCAAAAATGAAAGATAAAAAAATTGCAAAATATGCAACTGATATATTAAACATAGTTACTGATGCTGCTAAAAATATTTTTCAAACTTATGTAGAGTCTTTGAAAAAGGAAGGAAAGTTTACTCAGGAAGCTCAAGAAGCTGCAAAAAAGAAGGCTTTAGATATCATACATTCACAACTTACTAACGAATTAAAAGAGTATATACAAGATAACTTTAATGATGTCGATTCATACCTTGAAAATAAATTAGAGGCTGTATTGTATTCTTTAAAAAACCAATAAAGGGAGGTATTTAAATGACTTTAGAAGAATTATTAAAACATAATGCTGAAGTTAGAGCTAAAAGAGCAAAAGCAGAGGCTGATAAAAAAGCTGAATTAAACTCTCAGAAAAAGAAGGGTAGAAAACCAGCTCAAAGAAAGTATTTAATTGCAGATGAGAATAGTGAGTTCGAAGAAGAGGACAAAAAAGACTATCCTTCTGTAGAAGATGAAACAATATAAAATCATATTTTAGCATGTTAAACTTAGCATGCTAAAATATATTTATATAGCATAAAGGTGGTGGGCAATATGAGTGCAACTAGCGATATGGTGGACATAATAAAAAATATTGTCCAACAAGAATTAGATAAAAGAGATTGTGTTGTATTGTGTAGAGTAGAGAATAAAGTTAGTGAAAATTTTTTTGATTTAACTTTAATTTCTGACCCAACAACAGTTATACATAACATTCCAAGTATGATCAAATATGATATTAAGAGAGGGGATTATGTGTATATATATAAAATAGGAAACAATGTAAGAAATTCCTTTATATGTTACAAAATAATTCAAAGGTAAAATTATGCAAATAAAGTTTTTAAAAAATATAAGTCAATATAGCCATTTAGTAATGTTTGACTTAGCAAGTAAAACAACAGGAGTATGTTTATATAATATAAAAGATAGAACCGTAGAAGAGACACGAATAATACATGTTTCAGGAATCTCAGATTCAAATTTTTACGAGTTATATCAATTATTAGATGAGTATTTTGCTCATTTAATGAATGATTTACATATAGACACAAAAGATATATTAGTTTATAAGGAAGCTATGCCTACACAATTAAGAGGGTCTGCTTCTACTGTACAAACTTTCTTGGCACTTGCTAAAAGTCATGCTGTATTAGAAATATATTTATATAAGAATAATATTGATATATATGATAACATTGGAGTTTATCCTATCTCTACTCATAGTTATTTAAAAAAGATAAATAATTGGGATAATAAACATAAAGTAGAAAAAAAAGATATACAGCAATATGTATATAACAAGTATAATTTAGAACTAACTTCAGATGAAGCTGATGCTGTATTTCTAGCACAAACTTTTTTAGAGGTAAAATATAATAAAGATATTAACGAAGAAATTAAAGAAGTAAAGAAACACATGAAAACATTAAAAAGTGAAAACGGTAGGGAGAGGTGTCAAGATAAAATTGACTTTTTATTTGGGTTAATGTATTGACATTCTTTTCCTTTTAATATATAATATAAAAGCAAATGCTAAGAGGGGTGGTTTGCATAAATGGCAAGAACAACAATATATAATAATAATTTAACAAAAGATTGGGATAATGTTAGTAGTGAAAATAAAAACCTCGTTAAAGATTTTATTAGATATTGCAAATCTAATGACAAATCAGCGCAAACAATTCATCAATATGAAGAGTGGTTAAAAGTATTTTTCTGTTGGAATTATGCAGAAAATGGAGACAAATTCTTTGTAAAGTTAAAGAAGAGAGATTTTGTTTATTATTTTGGATGGTGTAGAGATCATGAAATGAGCTCAAATAGAATCGCTGCACTTAAATCTGTATTAAGTAGTTTATCATCAGAGATAGAATTATTATATGAAGACGAATATCCAATGTTTAGGAATCAATTAAGAGGCCTAGAACCAATCCATATTTCTACAGTAAGAGAAAAGACAGTACTTTCTAACGAACAAATAATTGATATTTTAAATACTCTTGTAGAAAAAGGAGAGTATCAAACTGCGTGTTATTTAGCATTAGCATGTTCATCAGGTAGTAGAAAAGCAGAGTTAATCCAAATGAAGCCTTCATTCTTTACACAAGAGAGAGAGGTTTTTAATGGATATATGTATTGTACTCCAGAAATAAGAGCAAAAGGAAGAGGAAAGAAAGGTAAACTTATAAAGAAATATGTTATAAAAGAATCTTTTAGACCTTATTTTGATAAGTGGATGGAGTATAGAGAACAAAATGGAATTAATAGTGAATATTTATTTGTTACTAAGAAGGATGGAGTAATAATCCCTGCAACAATATCTACAGCAAATAGTTTTGCTGCTAAGATTTCAAAAATGTTCAATATTGATTATTACTCACACTCAAGTAGACATTTTTTCTGTACTCTGCTAAAGAGAAAAAAATTACCAGATGATGTAATAACTCAAATATTCAGTTGGAGTAGTTCAGATATGGTTGCTATATATTCTGACATTCCAGAAGAAGAAATTTTAGGAGAGTTTTTTAACAATTTTGTAGAAGCGAAAGGTGAAAAATAATGGAACAAGAAAAAACAAAATTAACAATTTCAGAGTATATTAATTTGTGTAAATCATATGAACAAGATCCTAGTGAAGAGAATTACACAAATATACAAGACTTTCTTTCCTTTTTACAAGTGAAAGAATATATACCACTACGAGATAAAATTATACTTGTTGCTTCAGTAGTACATGCAATTCCTTTTAATTTTGATGCATTAGGAGTTGTATCTAATATAGAAATGAGTGTAGTAACAAAAATTTTGTTATCATATGCAATTAATTTAAATGTAGATATTGAAGATAGTATTATTAATACATATCCTGTTTATGATATGGTTATGCAATACGGATTATTTGATACTATATATAAACACACTCAAAAAGATTATGAAAGAACAATAAGCATGGTGGAGCGAGTTATTAATGTTCAAAATATTTTCAAACTTGCTCAAACAACTGAGTTATTTGACGACAATAAGTTTGATCAATGGCTTGATGCAATGCAGAACTTCAAGAATGATCTTTCTCCTGAAATGCTCCATGATTTAGCTACCATTGCTAGATTAAACACAGCTGAAGATCAAAAAGAGTTCTTAGATTCTGTAGCTAATGTTTCTGAAGATTTCCAAAACCACTTATTTGAGAGTGATATGGAAAGTCTAGAACAGGCAAAAAAAACTGATAATCAAGATAAGGAAAAAGATTTATCTTAAGAGGTGTATTATGAAAGTTATAAAGAGAGATGGAAAGCAAGTTGATTATGATAGCCAAAAGATTTACGATGCTATTTCAGGGGCTAATAATTCAGTATCTTCTGAAGAAAGATTAACTTCAGAGGCAATATTAAAGGTAACTAAGCAAGTAGATAGACAATGTAAGCAATTTGATAGAGCTTTAAGTGTAGAAGAAATTCAAGACATTGTTGAAAAGCAGTTGATGAAGAATAATCATTATCAAATAGCTAAGGAGTATGTAACCTATAGATACATTAGAAACTTAGACAGAAAAAAGAATACAATTGATGACAAAATATTATCATTGACAGAAGGGGCAAATGAGGAAGTTAAGCAAGAGAATTCTAACAAGAATCCGATTATTGCTTCTACCCAGAGAGATTATGTTGCTGGAGAGGTCTCAAAAGATTTAACAGAAAGAGTTCTATTACCAAAAGAAATTATTTCAGCACATAAGGATGGAATAATTCATTTCCATGATCAAGATTATTTCTTACAGCATATTCATAATTGTGATTTATGGAACCTGGAAGATATATTACAAAATGGAACTGTAATAAATGGAACAAAGATAGAAAAGCCTCATAGATTCTTAACAGCATGTAATATTGCTACTCAAATTGTAGCTCTTGTTGCAAGTTCACAATATGGAGGACAAACTTTTACTCTATCACATTTAGCACCGTTTGTTGATATTTCTAGACAAGCGATAAGAAAAGAGTTAGAGGATGAATTAAATGGTATTGACATTCCTAAGGATAAGTTTGAAGAGATAGTTGAAAAGAGACTAAAAGCTGAGATTAAAGCAGGTGTACAAACAATTCAATATCAAATAATTACATTACAGACTACTAATGGACAAGCTCCATTCGTAACAGTATTTATGTATTTAAATGAAGCCAAGGATGAACAGACAAAAAATGATTTAGCGTTAATCATTGAAGAGACTCTAAAACAACGAATGAGAGGCGTTAAAAATGAGAAGGGTGTATGGATTACACCAGCCTTCCCAAAATTAATTTATGTATTACAAGAAGACAATATTAATGAAGACGGTAAGTATTATTATTTAACAACACTTGCTGCAAAGTGCACAGCTAAGAGAATGGTTCCTGACTATATATCAGAAAAGGTCATGAAGGAACTTAAGAAAGATAAAAATGGAGTAGGTCACTGCTTCCCATCCATGGGATGTAGATCTTTCCTTTCTGTTTGGGATGAAGATCCTGATAAATATTATTCTAGATTCAATAAAGGTGTTGTAACAATTAATCTAGTAGATGTAGCATGTTCATCTAATGGAGATAATTATAATAAAGATATGAAATCTTTCTATGAAATATTTGATGAGAGATTAGAATTATGTCACAAAGCATTATTATGTAGATATGAAAGACTAAAGGGAACTCCTTCTGATGTAGCACCAATATTATGGCAATATGGAGCTTTAGCAAGACTTGAAAAGGGAGAAACTATTGATAAACTACTTGTTGGTGGTTATTCAACTATTTCTTTAGGATATGCAGGTCTTTGGGAGTGCGTATATGAGTTAACTGGTAAGAAGCTAGTAGATGAAGAAGGTAAGAAGCTAGGTCTTGAAATCATGCAGCACATGAATGACAAGTGCCAAGAGTGGAATAAAGAATTAAATCTTGGATATTCACTATATGGTACTCCAATTGAATCGACAACATATAAATTTGCCAAGTGTTTACAAAGACGTTTTGGTATAATTGAAGGGGTTACAGATAA